CAACCGAATCAAAGCGTTGAAGGTATTTTTCAGCGAGTCCAGCGTCGCGGCCCCAATACCCGTGCCTGTCCGGGAAATCATCGTGCAGACAATGACGCTCCAGCCCGCTTTGCGACGGTAGTTGCAATAAGCGAGCAGCCGGTTGAATACAGTTTCGACGCTCGCCAAGTCTACCGCGAAGTCATTTGTCCCGCCCCAAATCACCACGACGTTCCGCCGCCCGCAGCGCGTGAATAACGTATCGACTGTATGGAAGGACGCATCCTGCATCATCAGCAAAGTACGGCCACTCACTGCGGCTTGGGTTGCGGTAAACGTCTCCGTAGTGGAGAGCCCCGCTTGATACGTGGCGACAGATAGCGAGTCCCCGTCAGTAACTAGCGTACTCGTTACCACTGCTGTGCCGTTATTAGCATCTTCCAAGCAGCGCAACTTCGTTGATGTATTGTCGTAGACTAAGAGCACTATTTGAGTAGGGATAACAATCAAGTCCTGCGTTAGGGAAAACTGGTTGCCGGCCGAGCTGGAACTGGAAAGCTTTTTTAGTACCAGGTTGAAGCTGCCCACGTTAGCCAGCGCGATTACCCGGCCCGAAGCTCCACCAGTCAACCCCGTCAAGTTGCGAGAAGCGTCAGTGCTCACCCGAATAATACTGGCGGCTGACAATCCAGTAGGCGCCCAGTCGTCAGTATCAGCGCTAAGTTGAGTAGGAGTAATCACACCCGGCAGCGCGAAGCTTGTGCTCGCTTGCGTAACGACTGGCAAAGCAGCAGTGCCAGCTAAGTCTCCAGCCAGCTTGACCCGGCCCTTGAGTGCGGTCGTGGCGTCTTCTTCCGTATTGTCGATTTTATCCCATATCGTGCCGTTGAAAACAATCAAGTCCCCTACGTTCCATTCAGCAATACCATCAATCGACGTAGTGCCAGCGACGCTTACCTTGTAGTAGAAGCCTTTAGTCCCGACTCCATCGGCCAGAGCCGGGGAATTCGTGCTGGAATTCCAAGTCCCCTGGTAATTCAGTCCGCCGACAACTGCTACCGGAAGGTCAGCTAGAACCAGAGAGCGGTAAGTCGGCGCAGCGTCAGCTCCAGTAGTCGGTCCGGCTTTGATTTTGTTGGCAGCTTGAGCATTTTCTGTTACCGCAAAACCACCCGCTCCGGTTACTGGCGAGCCCGCAACGCCGAAGTCTGACGGCATAGATAGAGCTACGCTGGTAACTGTCCCCGCTCCCGGCGTCGGAATAATTACCCAGCCACGCTGCGTGCTTTCCGGGTCGCTATCTGGAATAATCAAGTCGGGAGAAGATTCCTGGTCGGTAGTCTCCTGGAGCTGATAGTGAGACAAGACGCCAGCAATGACTACTTTTACCGTAGTCCCCGTAACAATACCAGTCACGTCGACGCCATCTAGGTTCCCCGCGCCTCCGCCCGTTAGCCCGGTGATACTCCACAACGGGAACGCCCACCGCGCTTTGTTCACCGCGTCGTCTACGTTGACGCCGGGATGTTCCGAAAGATAAGGAGTTAGTGCCATAAGCTTATTCTATAACCCAAAATTCAAAGCCGTCCGAAGTAATAAAGAGCACGTGGTCTGGACCGCTCTCCACTTCAAATGGACCGTAGCCAACCAGCTCAGCTTCCGCGTCTATTTCCGACTTGTCAATCAAATCAATGCGAGCGGTTACCGACCATATTCCCTCCAGATACTCGCAAGCATAGCCGCCGATAAATCTTACCATCCAAACAGTCAGCTCTGTATTCTTCGGATAGCGAAGCTCAAGCGAGAAAGCAGCGGCTCCATTGCCGAGAGTATCAGCAAAGAAAGTTTGGAAAGCAGCATACTGGGTTTCGTTCAAGCGCCAGCTGACCGAAGCGGGGACATAGAACTTGTCGAACCGAGAGCGGCGCACAATCGGCCCGTCGTCAAACGAGCTGGAGATGGTAGCGTTGCGGTTCGCGCCCGCGTAGTCGATAAAGGGCAACGGGAGCTCAGTGGGCCAAACAATATCGATGGTAAGGACGCTCATTTGCCCCTCCGGCGCAAGTCGAAGGACTTCTCCATCGCAGTCGGCACCACGCCAGAACCGTTCCGGATATCTCCACTGATTTCATTCTTTACCCGGCGAATCATTACCTCGATGACCCGCTCTGAGTCGTCGTTCTTTTCAGTAACTCGCGGCTGGACGTCCGTATAGTTGTTCACAACGACGCGCACCGGCTGGCTTCCGCCGAGCTTGTGGTTCGGAATAATCGTCCCCGACTGCGAAGGGGCAAAGAGCTCTGGCCCCTTTTCTCCGACGAGGAACGTAGAGCCCGGCGATACAGAACCACCCATGGCTTTGCCGCCAGCGAAAGAGAGCTTTACCGCCATCATGCTGGAAAGAATACCGGCGGTCTGCGAAGCAATAATAGCGACGGCAGCCAGCTTCTCCCATATCGTAGTCCCCTGGGCAAACCCATCAGAGATGGCTTTTTGGATATTGAGCATAGCCGAAGCAATCGAGAAAGCTTTTTGCATCGCGAACATGGCTTGATAGGCAACAGACTGCTTCCCTGCAGACTGCTCGACTATGGAAGCCAGCGTGCCAAACGTCGACTCGCCAGCAGCCAGAGCTATCTGCTGCTGAGCTTGCGTCAGCTCTCTTACCTTGTTGTAATAATCAGTCAAGAGAGCCTTGCGCTTATCGTTGTGCTCTTTGTCGAGGCTCAACTCCAAATCGTGGAATGACTTCAGCTTTTCTATTTCTCCTTTGTAAAAAGCAATCTCAGAACCCGGTCTTCTCCCCGATAGGCCCATCTTATCGATAGCCGCTGAAGCTTCTTCCACGCGCTTCTGGTGCGCCAGCGAGGCCGCGTTAGAAACCGCTACCGTCTTCTTGACACTCTTTTCTATCTCTTCGTTGTAGCCCTTAACGTGCGCGGTCGCTCCAGTAACTATCTTGCTGTATTCAGCGAGCAGTTTGTCGGAGAACTTGCCCTCTGTGACAATCTTCCCCAAGTATACAGAAGCCGCTGCAGCGTCTTTAACGAGCTTGTCTGCCAGCTTGTCTGCGTCGGAAGCGTCGATATTCAGTTTGAACTTGAGCTCATCGATATGCTTGCCACTCTTAGAGCCCATCCAGTCCGGCAGCTTGTCCGTAATGGCGTTGATGGTCCGGATGGCCAAATTCGCTCCAGCGACAATTCCATTAATCGCGCCTTCTATTCCCCAAGTAATCCCCTTGACTACTGCTCCAACAACTTTCAGCAGCCCCGCCAGCGCCAGCTCAATAGCAATCTCCACGCCGAGAAACCCGACTTTGAAATACATCCAAGCGTCGCCGACTGCCCCGATAGCCGTAATAAACGTATCGCGGAAAAGCTCAGCAGCATGCTCCGCCGTCTCGGCAAAGTGAGTCGTGTCGTCCGTCGCTTTCAGCATCCACTTGGCGCCCATTTGCAAGATGGGCATAATCGCCAGCCCAATGCCGAGCAGGAAGTCTTTTACCCGATTCCAAATCGTCGTCATCTGCTTGCCGAAAGTCTCGTAGGAAAGCTCCGCCGACTTAGCCAGAGCTTCGTGATGCTCCCATTCATGAGCTGACATGCCCATCGCTTTGGCAAAGAGCGCGGTATTGCCGGCGGCTTTGAGCAGGACTACATCAATCTGCGCGCCGCTTAACCCCAAATTTTCCAAGATACCAAGAACGTCCCCGCCACGCTTCTGCACTTGGTTCAGCCCATCCATAAAAGAAAGGATGGCTCCGGCCGCGTCTTCTTTGAAAGCTTTGGTGAAAGCGTCGCCAGTCATCCCCGCCGTCGCGGCAAACCGCTGGAGATTCGCGTCCTGAGCCGCGACAGACTTCGTCATATCTCCGAGCATCTTGTTGAAAGCCATCCCTCCACGTCCGGCGTCGACTCCAGCCGAAGTCAGACCAGCCGACAAGCCCATAATCTGAGGCGCAGTCAGCCCCGCAGCTTTGCCCATAGCTCCGATTTTAGCGGTCATGTCCAGCACTTCTCCAGCCGAAGTAGAGAGACGAGCGCCAAGCTTGACTGCGCTGGAAGCAACTCGTTCCAGTTCATTCTGCGGAATTTCCAGTAGCTGCCCAAACCGGATAATCTGCTTGGAAGATTCCTCTACCGATTCGTGAGTTACCGTTCCGAAGTCTACCATCGTCTTGGTAAACTCGACTATGTTCTCTTTAGAGACTCCAAGCCTCAGCGCTGCGCTGGCTACCTTGTTGATTTCATTTACGTTGACCGGAATTGCCCGGGAAAGCTCCCGAAATGCTTCCTCCAGCCGATGAGTATCGTAGTAGTTTCCTTGCATCCGTTTGGAGATAGCGAGGAAAGACTCTTCAAACTCGTCGGCCAGGTGGACTGCCGCCAGACCTACGGCAGTAAAAGCCGCCGCGGTAGTCGCCGCCAAGCCAGCAACTGCTTTAACCATCTTGTCGGAGCCCTTGCTGACCGCGACTACCGCGTGCTCCATCCCTTTGACGAGCTCAGTAGAGTCAGCAGTAAGTTTGAGGAGCAGAGTCCCCAAACTCCCCGCGCCGAGAGCTTCTAAGATATGAGCGGCTTCAGACATAATTTAGTTTTAGTTTTTCTTGCTAACGTCCAGCTGGAGGAACGCGGCCCAAGCCGCTTTAGATTTCTGCATCTTTTCTTTAGCTTCTTCGACTACTTCCGTTGTACCAAGCAAGAAGTCCATCAGCTTGACTTTGTTCGGGTCAGCGACGAAAGAGCGCCGGACTTCGGAAGCGATTTGCGCCAGATACCAATCCTGCTTGGTCGTGACCCGCTGCTCCTGCTTCAAGTATTCCAGCCACTCGAGGAATTCGCTGAACGGCATTCGCTCGCGGAGCTCGTTGACTGGAATTCCTAAGTGAGAAGCAACGTCGAACCAGCCATAC